GTGGAGATCACATAGGAGACTCAATTATAAATGAAACGGATGGAGTAATATATGTTACAGGTTCATTAAGTGCAACTGGAACGGTTTATGGAACAAACATAACTGCAATTGAAACTAGTACTGCTAGTTTAAATACTTTCACATCATCATTATTGGCTGCTGTGGAATTAACTGGTTCTAACTTAACAGTTAAAGGTAACTTATTAGTAAAAGGAACGACCACAAACGTTAATACAACAACTCTTGATGTTGATAATAATTTAATTAACCTTAATGGAACAGGGGCAACTTTAGCCGGTCTTAGAGTTAAAGATACAACAGGCCCAAATCAAGTGTCTGGTTCATTATTATGGGACGCAACAAATGATTATTGGATTGCAGGTCAATTAGGTTCAGAACAAAGATTAGTTAGAGAAACAGAATTTAATAATGCCGTTACAAGAATTGGTAATATTGAAACAGCAACGGCAAGTTTAAATTCATTTACTTCCTCAATCAATACAACAATTAAATCAAAATTAAATAGTGATGGTGTTGTATCGGGATCGAGTCAAATATCATTTAACGGAATCACCGATAAACCAACATTGGTATCAGGGTCATCTCAAATATCATATACCGGATTAAGTAACATACCAAGTGGTATTGTTTCAAGTTCAGCACAAACAATTGCCAATTTACCTTCAGGTACAGTTTCAGGTAGTGCACAAGTATTGAACGGAACGACAATCCATTCTGGTTCATTCTTTAATGGTATATCGGTTGTATCGGGGTCGTCACAAATATCTTTTAATGGAATTACAGATAAACCAACATTGGTATCTGGATCAAGTCAAATAACATATGGATCATTAAGTGGTATACCAGCCGGTATTGTATCGGGATCGAGTCAAATTACTTTCGGTTCAATTAGTAGTATCCCTAGTGGGTTGGTTTCTGGTTCATCACAAATTGATTTAACAGCAACAACAAATTACGCTTCAGGTATATTAACAAGATTAAATGCTGTTGGTGTATTCTCTGGTTCCGCACAAGTTACTGGAATTGGGAATGCACAATTAACAAACTCATCATTCTTTGTTGGTACAACATCAATATCTTTAGGTAGAGCAAGTGCATCACAAGCATTGACCGGTGTTAGTATTGACGGGGCATCTGCATCCGCTACACTCTTAACAGCGTCAGGTGGATTGACAACACAACAAGGTAGTGGAACTGTTGGATATGTTTATGCTCTTTCGACCGCAACAGCGGGTATATTTTCCGTTGTTGATAACTCAAATAGTATCTTAACTGTTAATAGACATCCGGATAACTACTATAGCCAATTAGGGTTTAGTTCTAATGGTAATTTATATTATAGAAGTTTCTCCGCCACCGCAATCAACACATCACAAGGATGGCAGACAATTTGGACTAGTTCTAGTTTAACTAACCTAAATCAACTTACAAACGGTCCATCTTATATAAGTGGAAACCAAACAATTACAATAAGTGGAGATGCTTCTGGTTCCGGAGCAACATCAATTTCTTTAACCGTAAGTCAAATTCAAGGTAGGGCATTTAGAAACACTGGATCAAATGATGGGGTTAATGCGAATAGCTTAGATGCTAACGGTACAACATACGTGACTAACGTAGATGGTAGTTCAACTAACTTAACAGGTAATGCATCAGACGGAGCACTTTATTCTCAAGTATATAGTTCAAGCTGGCAACATCAAATTTATGGTGACTACAGAACGGGTATCATGTATGCTAGAGGTAAAAATAACGGAACATGGCAATCATGGAAGAGAGTTGCGTTAAGTAATTCAACAACTTTCTCTAACGTGTCTAGTGTTAGTTTTACACATAATTTAGGAACTGCAAACTTAACTGCGCAAGTATTTGATAGTAGTAACAATATGTTCTTCCCTTCTGAAATAAACATAACGTCAACAACTGTTACTGTAACTTTTGCCGCAAATAGAACAGGTAGACTTGTAGTTACGGGATAAAATCAGTATATTTTAGTATGTTAAGAGAAAATGTAATTGTTAGTGGTTCTTTAGATGTTAGTGGACAATATGTTATACCAAGAGGGTCAAGAGCGAATAGACCAGGTAGTCCTGATATTGGTTCGTTATACCTTGAGGAATCTGATAGTGGAAGTTTTGTTGTAACATATACTGCAGTATCTAATAGAGACGATGGATGGGAACCTGTTGGTTCGCAAAATACAGATAGAATTGGTTTTTTATATAGACAAATCATTAACTTTTCATACTTAGCCGGTGGTTACAAAGATTCATCTCCATGGAAGAATGTTCATAGAACAACTAATGCAACAGACCAAACAGTTCACTTAGGTGAATTGATGGATTACCCCGCATCATATACATCCGGAGCTTGCAGTAAATCTATATTATTTGTTTGGTCAACTAATACAGATGGTGCATGGAAATCAGCAACACAAATACATTCAACATGGACAACAGGCGTTCATATGGTTAATGAAACCGCATATGCTCACCAATCTAAATGGGATTTGGCAAATGCAAGAGACGATTTAGGAACTTTATTTCAAGAAACAGAATTCGCTTGGGTATTTGGTGGTGCGGTTGCAACTGTTGAAAAATTTAATTTAACTAATGAAGTTATGTATAGTGTGTACTATCCTAATATGCAACCATACTTAACATTAAAAACTTCCATTACCAGTTCATTAGGTGCCTCTGGTTTTTCTGATGAAAATTATGGATATGGTTACGGATCTGAAAGTGGTAACAAATTATATTTTGCAACAGACACATTTACAAATAACCAACAGTGGGGTGCAAGTGGTCAGCAAAAAGGAATTAGTTCCAAATGGGGTAAAGGATATGCGGGTAATGAGGGTAACTATAATGGTGGATATAATTTGAGAAGATGGAATGTTTTTAATGAAACAAATATTGGTAACGTTGCGAAGCCCCATGGAAACTGTGGGGAAGAAAATTTTACTATGGGACAAGATCACCAATACATGTTAGGAAACTATGACGGTGCACAAAATAATACAAGTTGGAAATTTATTTATGCAACCGATACGGGTACGGTGAACCCATCTGGTTTAGCACCAGGTGTTAATGGTGGAACATCATCAGGACATTGTGGTTGGAGAAATTAAAAAAGTATTTATAAAATATGCGTCACGATAATATAGAAATTAGTGGGTCTTTAAGAGTACAAGGTGTGTCAAAACCACCGGTGGGAAGTAGGGCCAATAGACCTGGTAGTCCTGTTACAGGTTCTTTATATTTGGAACAAGCCGCTAGTGGTAGTTTCCTTATGGTTTATACTGGTTTAAATAATGGTGACAGTGGATGGGTGAGAGTATCATCACAAGTCAATTCAAATGTTGGTTTTAAATTTAGGCAAATAATTGCTGTTTCATATCTTGCTGGTGGTTACAAAGATTCCTCACCATGGAAGAATGTACACAAAACAATTAATTCCACAGATCAAACATCACATATTGGTGAATTATTAGATCACCCAGCATCATACACATCAGGAGCTTGTAGTAGATATATTTTCTTTGTTTGGTCAGTAAATACTGACAACACATTTAAGGGGCCCTCAGATGTACAAAGTACTAGAACGTCAGCAATTAACATGGCGAATGATACGAACTATGCACACCAAACAAAATTTAACATAACTTCAGCAAGAAGTGATTTAGGTACAATGCATAAAGAAACAGAGTTTGCTTATATGTTTACTGGTGGTAGTTCTACTGTTGAAAAATTTGATTTAAGTAATGAAACTATAATGACTGGTTTTAACTTAACAACAATTGATGGTTCTGATGGTGGTTCGGCATTTTCTGACGAAAATTTTGGTTACGGGTGGACGTCCGCAGCTGGGATAAAATTTAGTTTTGCTTCCGAGACGTTTACATCAACTGGAATGTGGGGGGCACATTCACAACAAAAAGGGATTAGTTCTAAAGTTGGTAAAGGATATGCTGGTAATGAAGGTAGTTATTCTGGTGGGTACAATTTAAGAAGATGGAGCAACGCAAATGATACAAACATTGGAAACGTGACAAAGCCCCATCCTAACTGTGGAGAAGAAAACTTTACGATGGGACAAGACCACCAATATATGTTAGGAAACTATGACGGTGCACAAAATAATACAAGTTGGAAATTCACTTACGCAACAGATACAGGAACAACAAGTGTTAGTGGATTAGCACCGGGTGTAAACGCAGGAACATCATCAGGACATTGTGGTTGGAGATCTTAAAATAATTTTATAAAATGATATACGAGAATTTAGAAGTTAGTGGTAGTTTAAGATCGGATAGAGTTGTTAATAGACCCCCAAGAGGTACTAGAGCAAATAGACCATCGAACCCTCGTTCAGGTTCATTATACCTTGAAACATCGACCAGCGGAAGTAGTTATTTAATGTTATTTACCGGCGTTTCAAATATTGATAGTGGTTGGGAGAGAATTGCTGCGCAAGAAACACAACCAACAGCATTTAGATATAGACAAATTATTAATTATAGTTATTTGGCTGGTGGGTACAAAGATTCGTCCCCTTGGAAAAATGTACATAAAACGGTAAACCTTATTGACCAAACAACACATATTGGAGAAATATTAGATTTCCCAATATCTTACACATCGGGAGCTTGTAGTAAAAATATTTTCTTTCAATGGTCAGTTAATGATGATAACGCTTGGAAGGGACCTGAAACTATTCATGGAACTAGAACTTCGGCGATTAATATGATGACTGATACAAATTATGCACATCAAACAAAATTCAACACTAGTATCACGAGAAGTGACGTTGCCACCATGCAAAAAGAAACTGAAATGGCATATCTAATTTCAGGAGGATCCACTACAATAGAAAAATTCAATTTAACAAACGAAAGTTATGTTAGTGGTTTTGCGGTTACTTCTATTAGTGGTAATGATGGTGGAGGTGCGTTTTTTGATGAAAACTTCGGTTACGCTTGGACATCCAGTGCCGGAGTAAAGTTTAATTTCTCAAACGAGACACCAAGCTCTTCTACTCAATGGGGGGCACACGCTCAACAAAAGGGTATTAGCTCGAAAGCGGGTAAAGGATATGCTGGAAATGAGGGAAGTTATAATGGAGGATATAATTTAAGAAGATGGTCAAATGCTAGTGATACTAATATTGGAAACGTATCTAAACCACACGCAAACTGTGGTGAAGAGAATTTTACTATGGGTCAAGATTGGCAATATATGTTGGGATGTTATGATGGTGGTGGCCAAAATAATGTTAGTTGGAAATTTAATTATGCAACTGATAGTGGGTCTAGTAGTGTAACTGGTTTAAATCCTGCAGTAAATGCTGGAACATCTTCTGGACATTGCGGTTGGAGACAATAGTTGATAATTTAAAATATTTTACTTATATTATAAAAAAAACAATTTTATTTATGGAAGGTTACAAATATGAAAGGTCAGAAAATTTAAATAATCCATTCGATAATAAATTGATGGAAATATCGGAAAATATGTCATTTGCACTACCCAAGTACAAAGCATATAATTTTGTTGGTGGAGCCCAAATAACTCCATACGCAAAATTAAAACAATGGTTGTTAGAGTTGAGAGGTAGAGAAGATGCTGTACAACATCTTGAATACACAGTAAGAAAGGCCGAACTTGAAATTCAGATGGATGAGGAAAGCAAAGAATTCATCAGTGACCCCAAAAGAAAAGAAATGATTAATTTAACAGTTGCGGATAAACACATCGATTTAAGAAAATTTAAAAGAAATCTAAAAGATGCGTATAGAGAGAGACAAGGGTTCATTGATTTAATTAAAGAGTTTTTAGAATCCGAAGACGCAATTTTACCTGATGGTACAAAATTAATTGATGTATTTGGTAATCCTGAATTGGAAGAAAAATATGAACACGAGTATTGGACTATTCGTATGGCTAAACAAGCCATGCTTGACATGATTTCCTATGGTAGAATTGGAACGGGTAATTTAGATTCAATTTTAATGATGGACCCCGAACAACAAAAACAAGTATTGTCTTTGGCATCAGCGTATACAATATCAATTGATAGAAATATCAATCAATTAATGACACAAGCAACAACAAATCATTTTACAATTGAGGAATCTCTAAAAAATCAATTAAAATTAGATGGATCAAATAAAATAGAAACTGAAAAATTATTATAATGACACATATTATTTTTAAATTACAGGGTAACGTTCCAGGTTATGTTCAGATTATAGGTATGTATTTAAACTACAACTATGGTAGGATAGCTGACGAATATAATGATATGAGAGTTGAACTCAATCGTTTAGGTGCGACCATCATTCCTGAAGAAGTTGCTAAAGGTTTTGTTTTTGCTGACATTTACAAAGACTATATTAGTGTGAGAACAAATTCTCACATTATGGATGAGATTCCACAATTGGCGGAATCGGGAGAAACTGATGAGGTTAAAGTAAAACATTTCTTAACCGATGAAGACAGGGCAGCAGGCGTTGCATTCAATAAAGCTGTTATGAAAAAAGTGGTTGCAGATAGATTTTCTGAAAGATACAAAGAGTTAATGGTTGATGCTTCTATTTTGGAAAAAGATACTTGGGAAGAACAAAAGAGAGAAGCGTTTGGTTGGACTGCTGACAATGATTATCAAACACCAATCATCGATATTCTATCTACAGGAAGAAATATTAGTAAAGAAACATTTATTCAAAAAGTAATTAATAATGTAACAAGTTACAATACTAAGTTAGCAAACTTATTACTTGAACAACAATTATTGGAGGAAAGAATCAAAGTATGTGAAACGATTGCTGATTGTCACAGATTGAAGCATGAGAAGTTCGGTGTGGCAATGAGTAAGCAACAAAAAGAAGACGAGAACGTAGAAACAACACCACTCACATTGAAAATGGATTTTTAATGAATTTAGCAATTAACGGAACATGTGCTAAAGGATGTTCATTTTGTTTCACAAAAGAAGACGCAAGATTAAAACATACTTTAGGAAATATGACAATAGAAATGGTTGATAAAATTATCGACCATTATCATTTAGATGGACATCAAGAAGAGATTACAATTCTTGGAGGAGAACCAACACAACACCCCAACTTTATTGAAATTCTTGATTACATCTTTTCAAAGAATATAAAGATTAATCTTGTTAGTAACTTTTTGTTTAGTCAAACGACTAGAGATTATCTAATTAAAAATATTAAAAACATCAGATGGGTATTCCCAAATGCGGCAGAGCTAAATGAAAAAAATCGAATAGTTCTTTTTAAAAAGAACTATATAGAAATTTATAAAGCATATGCAAATACTTGGGGGTTCGATACCAACCCAAGACTTTATCTGGCCATTACCATGTCAAAGGACTGGAAAGATAGAAACTTCTACGAATATGTTAAGTGGTTATATCATGAATTAGATGGTAAAGTAAATGCAATTAGAGTAGGTTTAGACCTTACCGGCACTTACCTCATTAATAATAAAGAAATGGGTAGTGAGATTAGTAAAATTCTAAAATTTGGTCTATACAATAACATTAGAATAACATCCGATTGCCAAGTCCCACCATGTTTATGGGAGGGTAAAAGTAAAAAAGCCGTATTGGACAATTCTTTTAATTTTGCGACGTTTAAAATACCGGAATATGATACTATATGTGGCTTCATGCCTTTAGATGTTTTTCCGGACGGTAGTTCAATTCATTGTTATCCATTACAAGATAAAGTAAAACTTGAAAATGTTTTGGAATTTTCAGGAAAAAGTGCTATATTTGATTTGAGGGATAGGTTCGATAAACTTTATACCGAAAACCATAAAAATTATAACGTACCACAAGATTGTTTAGATTGTGTCTTTTATAAGACTGATTGTAACGGTATTTGTGGTGGATGTTTAGAAGGAAGTGATGAAAAAAATATTCTCAATACCATTTAATCCAATGCTTTCAGAGGAAGCATTTGTAAATAAGTTCTATCCATTCTTGGAGAGAAATAAAGAATGGATATATGACGTATACTTCACATGTAGAATACCACCATTTACTCAGGATGCTATGGGGTCAACATTCTCTGATGAGTTTAGAGACGCTGTTTTTGATAACGCGATGATTGTACAAAAGGCTTTGGGTATAACAGTAAGTGCAACATTCAACAACATCAACGTATCACCCAGATTTGACAACTACAAATTGTTTGTTGATAACCTTAAACCATTGTATGAAAAAGGTTTAAGATGCATGACAATTCCTCACGGTCATTGGGTGGCAATGGGATTAAAGAAACATTTCCCTGAGATGGAAATTAAAAACACCATCTTAAGGAAAGTGGCAACTGGTCAAGATTTTTGGTATAATGCGGACCAAGGATTTGACTACATTAATCTTGATCGAATTTTAATGAGAGACGTTGAAGAATTGAAAAATATTAAACGTGCACAATTAAAATACTACGAAGAAAAAGGTAGATATGTAAAACTATCTTTACTTGTTAACGAAGGTTGTTTAGGTAGATGTCCTGTTATGGATGAACACTACTCATATAATAATCTTAGAACAAATAATGAGTTACCATATTTTCATCACGAGATATCTAAGGTAACTTGTGAATACAAATGGGAAAAAGAAATAAATGCATTCTTTTTTAAGGCCGCAACAATACCACCATTTAAAGAAGAGTTCGATGAATTGTTACAATACATCGACGTGTTTAAAATGCACGGAAGAGACAGCTTCAATCGTTTAGATGAGACAATTGAAATTGTTGATTCGTATGTTGCCAACAACGAAGTATTGGCAAAATCGTCTGAATTGTATTTGGATGGTATCCCTCACGAAGAATTAAAAGGTTGGAGAAATAAAATTAAGAAATGTAAATTCCAATGTTGGGATTGCAACTATTGTGATATCGTTGCGGACCATAAAAAGAAAGCATATGGACTTAGTTAAACATATTGACGACTCAATTAAATGGGGCGAACTCGAAGTATCTAAATTAACACAGGACATTTTAGATATCCATGGAATTACCAGTAATAAGGTAAGATGTTTCCTAAATAATATCTGTAACATCGATGGGGCAAACTATTTAGAGATAGGTGTATTCAGAGGAGCAACATTTTGTTCGGCAATTTATGGTAATGATATCTACGCCACTGCAATTGATAACTTCATGTCTCCAAATTTAACCCCGAGAGGTGTGAGTCAAAAAATTGGAAATTATTATAAACACAACATTGATATTCCACCACAAGAGGAATTCTTAAATAACGTTAAAAGATTTGGCGATACGGATAAAATATCAGTTTATAAAACCGACTATCAAATGTTTGATTTTAAAACATTGTCAAGCGCGGATATCATTTTTTATGATGGAGAAACAAAATTCCACGACCAATACACCGCATTAACAAATATGTTACCTATTATTTCAGAACAAACAATTTTAATCATGGATGATTGGAATTGGGACAGTGGTGCTTTTGAACAGTTTTTAGTTAAAAGTAAATTGAATCTCTTTCATTCAAAACAAATATTCACATCAGGCGAAGATCCAGAAGACTTTTGGAATGGTTTGGGTATATTTTTAGTAGGCAAATAAGTTCTATTTTTCGTTTTTTTTGTTTATATTATTAATCAATAATAAACTTTTCTTAAACAAAAAAACAAATGAGAAAAACAATCACAATGCTATCGCTAATGTTAGCATTATTGTTTACTACAACGTTGTCATATGGTCAATATAGTAGTAGTGCAATTCAGAAAGGTTCCGAACAATCCTCAAAAGTTCAAACGGACACTGTCCCTAATCAATTACAAGAAATCACTGTTACTACGAAAAAAGTACCATTGATGACAAAAGTTGGTCCTTATGGTCAACCTCTTTGGACAACAATGAGAATGTTTGCTTCAACAAGAGTCTATGTGATGAACCCTCCAGGCACCGCAATGTATGAGAAGTGGTTTGACATTAGACAAAGAAGAAATGGTCCGGCTCAAATCAGAATGAGAGACGAGTTTACATTTGGTTTAGGTAAACGATTACAATTAGATCTTTATTCACACACAGTTTACGACGGTTACAATGGTGACAAAGAATTCAAATGGAGAGGTTTCTCTTGGGAATTCCGTTACGCATTAGCTGATTGGGGTAAACTATGGGGTAACCCAACATTATATTGGGAAACCAAAATGTTAGACGGTCGTTGGGGTATTGAACCTAAATTATTATTAGGTGATAGAGTTGGAGAAAGAGGTATTTGGGGGTTCAACGCAATATACGAAGGTAATTTATCAAGAGTCAAAGAACTTCGTGAAGATGAATACGCTTACACCGCATCATATGCAAACATCATCAATAATGATTTAACTTTAGGTGCATCACATATGTTTAGATACAACGATTTTGATGGAGGTTCACAAGAATGGTATCTTGGACCACTACTACAATATCGATTTAATAACAAGGCGTATTTGAATGTTGAACACATGTTAGGTCTTAATCAAGACGCAAAACAATCAAGAACCACAATTATATTTGCATGGAGATTTTAATCAAAGGACAAGAATTTCTTGTCTATCTAATATTCATTATGTTCATCACAGGTATCCTCAGAGAAAGAGGATACCTTATGGACATCTTTAGATTACTTGAACAGAAAGTTAAGTCCAAAAGAATGGTGGTATTTTTAGTGTCACTGTTTGGGGGAATTTTACCAATACCGGGCCGTGTTGCACTATCGGCATCTATGTTGAATAGTATTGCGCCTATTGATAATAAGAAACGTAAGAAGTTTGGTATCATTGATTATCTCGCTACACACCATTACTACCTATGGTCTCCATTGGAAAAGACCGTAATCATACCAATGGCGGTGTTAGGTTTAACTTACTTACAATTCATGTCATATATTTGGCCGTTGTTATTAATATCAGGACTTTACATTAGTTATTATATTTTATCTTTGGATGATGATGAAATTGATATCGAAGTTAATGACAACCCAATTAATTGGAAAAATATATTTTTGGTTGTGGTGCCATTTTTAGTAACCATATTAATTAGTTGTTTTACCGAGTTTTATTTCGCCGCGTTTACAACATTTACATTTTATTTAATATTCTATTCTAAATTATGGAATAAACTCATCTCATATATTAATTGGGATTTGGTTTGGATTGTTGCGGTTGTTATTATTATTGGTAATATGGCAAATTCTTATTATCCACAGATTGAAGAATTTCTTAAACAATATAAAAATCCTGAGAGTATTTTAGTGGTTTCCGTATTTGGATTTTTAGCGTCATTTCTTCTAGGGTCATCCGCAAAATATGCTAGCATCGTGAGTTTATTAACCACCGTGTTCGGTATGGAATATTTTGTATTGTTTTTTACCTTGGAATATTCCGCATACTTGATTTCACCATCGCACAAGTGTTTACCAATAGGTCAAAAGTATTTCCACACCGGATTTATGACCTATCTAAAGGCGTTAATTGTTTGGATAACAATTATGGTTACATATGCAATTTTAACTGTATTATAGGCTTGATTTTTAAAAATAAAATAATTATTATTAGTAAATAAGAAAAATTAAAACATGGAAAAAATAACACTAAAATTAGGAGAAGTTTTACAACTTGAAAGCGAAATAAACGGTTTCACCAATCAAGAAACAGGGAAGGTAGTTTACCAAGGATTCATTAAACAAAACCTTTCCATTTTATTGAAATATGAATTAACCGAACTATCTGAGACCCTATCTAAGGAAAGAAAGACTATTGATGGGCTTAGAGATGAGTTAATCAAGAAATATGGTGAAGAAGACGGTAAAGGTGGAATCATGGTTAAAATGTTTAACGAAGTTGTGGATGATGAGGGAAATGTAACTAGTCGTACATTTAACGAGAAATACATGAAATTTGATGAAGAGTATTCCACACTTTTAAATAACGAAAAGGAAATCGAATATCCTGCAATTACAAAAGAGGATTTAAAAGAGGCAGGTAAATCTAATGACGATTATAAAATCCTGTTTAAATTAATTAAGAAAGAATCATAAAAAAAGGGACTTTTAAAGTCCCTTTTTTATTTCTATAACCATGTTACCGCTTTCGTATTCACCCGGTTCATAGTAAGGTATTGACAACCTTAGTTTATTTAAAAGGTAAATATCATCGTTGGTAAACGGTTCTTTTTCATAAATCATAACATCTACAAGATCCGTTAATAAAAACTTTGACCTTAAATCGTATCTTGTTCTCGGTTGTTCATTTACAATATATTCCTCAGGAATTGAACCAACATTAATCTTATCAAAGAATGGTTCAATCTCATATAAACGATTTTTATTATTTGTGGTTAATCCCATTGAAAACGTTTTGTATGTAAACACATCGTCTTCCCAATAACGTAATTCATTAAAGGCTCCAATTGGTATTCCCCACTTTCTAACAAAATTTCTGTTTGATGCAATTTCATTGGTTAGTGTGTCCTTTTTAAAATCATCACTAAACCTTGAAGTCTGAGATACAAAGTGATATACCACAGCACACTCGGTGGTCTTTAATTGATACCCTTTTAGTTTTGCTCTAATTAAGAAATCATCATCTTCACAAAATGCGGGTACAAAACTAAACCCATCGAATCCACCGACATCATCAAACATCTTCTTGGTTCCACTCATAAAGAAAGTTGCGCCATCGTATAATGAACAATTGTTTTTCATTTGTTCAACAAGAGAATCAAACTGATTTCGATTGATGTTATCGAAACCCGACCCAAGGTCAATTAATATTTTGCCAGGTCTTCTATGTCCCTTGAATATAGGAGGTTCAATTGTTGTATATGATAGTAATGTGTTTGGATTTTGTTCAAGTAATGTTGATAGGTTCTCTAAAAAATGGTGACCAATAACCATATCATTGTGAATCAATACCAAATATTCTGTATCAACTAAATTGATACCTGAATTATAATTCTCTGAGAAGGTTAACTTATCATCATCATGAATATAGGAAAGGCATTCATCATCCAAAGATTCTAACCATTCTTTGGTACCATCAGATGAACCTCCACTACTAATTACCAAAGGTGCGTTAGGATAAATCTCACGAATTCTTTTGTAAGTGTGTTGGGTTAAATCTAATTTATTGTATACAGCAAGTACTAATGTTATATTCATTTTTTCATATCATTTGTTATAAACATTCTATCAGTTCGGTCTTTCCAAACCAAATTATCAGAATTATTTGATTTTACTTGGGAGACCAAACCACTGTATTCACAAGCACCCCAAACAGAAAACATTTTATTATATATTGCCATATCTAATCCAGATGTTTGTGGTGCAGGATATGATAAACCAGCGTCTATAAATCCTTTTCTTGAGTATGTTACTTGTGAGGAGTCTACTCTTCCAGCACAGTTAATTGGTGTTTTATGTACATTTGTAAAATAACTAAAGTCCATTCTATTAACACCTGAAATGTAGTCTTCTTTTAGTGAATCATATAATACCATGTTGTGATAAAAATAATTTTTATTTAAATTATCTTCCTTATTCAATAATACATTTAGTTTAGTTAAAAAGTGTGGGAATATTGCGTCATCATCACATAAAATTATTACATGGTCAGCATCACTTTCTTGAATTGCTTTGTTTAGATATTGGCCATGAATACTACCTCCTTGCAATTTTTTTTGTTCAATGGTATTATCAATATAATCAAACTTGAATTTGTCTATGATTGATGAACACACCTCCCTAACAATCGGTTCTCCTCGATTGACCGACCCATCATCAATGAAATGAACTTCAAATTCAGGATATGAAATATCTAATAATGATTTTAGTGAATTTAATACTATTTTGGGTCTTTCATAATATGCCAAAATAATTAAGAATTTATTCATTTTCATAGCCACCTGTGATTGATATTGTTGTTCCGTTTATGTACTCTGTATTTATGATTGTTTTGACTAAATTAGACATTTCTATAACATTTCCCAAACGTTTTAATGGAATTGATTTTAATACACCATTTAATATTTCTTCGGGTACGTTATTTGTCAACCCGCCATCAAAATAACCCAATTGAATTGAGTTGGATGTGATGCCATATTTTGAATTTTCTAAGGAATATGTTTTAATTAAGTTATCACAAAATGATTTTGAGGCAGAATAAATTCCGGTACCTCTAATTGGATTTTTAGATAAAATAGATGAGATGTAGATGACTCTACCAAAATTCTTAGACCTCATCTTATCTGTTGAATGTCTTAATACGTTTAAAAAACCATATAAGTTAACATCGAGTTGTTCTTTAACGGATGTTGACGTTTGTTTATGTATTAATCCATCAATATTCTTAACCGATAGATATATTATAACATCAAAATCTATCGAATTAATTAAAGTTTGTACTTGTTCTTCGTTTGTTACATCACATAATTTAGAACTTATGGACAAACATTCAAAGTCCTCACTTAAAATTTTTGTCAACTGTGTACCAAGTCCACCACTACCGCCAAACAATAATATTTTTCTCATTATTTTGTCCATTTAATTAAACCACTTCCCCAAACCCATCCTGATCCGATGGTGGTGAATAGTAATAATTGATTATTTTTAATTTTTCCTTCCTTATAAATTTTATCTAAGGTTATTGGTATTGACGCACCGGCGGTGTTTGCATATACATCCATTGAAATTGCAAATTTATCAAAGTCTACACCTAATATTTCCGATGTTTGTTTTAATATTCTAATACTTGGTTGATGTGGGATTACGTGAGAAATATTTGACTTGTCTATGTTTGTTCTCTCTAATAGTTTATTTATTGATTCCGGTAATTTTGTTACACCAGCTTCATAAACATCTTTACCTATCATAGAAAATTTTTGTCCATGATGAACAGTAAATGACTCTTTACCTCGACCATCTGCATACAAATCTATTTCACAAAACCCATCTTCATCTTTCTGTAAAACCACTGACCCCGAACCATCACCAAAAAACACACAATCTCTTTTATTCCAATCCGTTATTTTTGAATAAGTCTCGGTTGCGACTAATAAGATATTTTTATATTGACCAATTGACAAAAGACCCTTGGCAATTTGTAGTCCATATAAAAAACCTGGACACACCGCATTTACATCTACACATGCTGCATTAAAAGCACCTATCTTTTCTTGTAATAAACATGCAGTTGATGGGGATATTCTATCGGGGGATGATGTTGCAACAATTATAAAATCTATATCATTAACATCTAATCCTGCATCTTTAATTGCCAACAAGGAAGATTCAACTCCCAAATCGGAACTATAAACATTTGAATCTGAAATTC